ACAACAACCTAATAATTTTAGAATTTATTTTTGCAAAAAGGCTACTGTCTATATCTATTAAAGATTTTGTTCTAGCTCCTGGATAACCACCATCTGATTTATAATATTCTAAAGAATTAGCACAATCTAATATATAATTAGGATTATCAAAAAAGTTACTGACTTGTACACTAGGATAATTCATTATTTTCTTTTCCCTTTAAACCAAGAAGGAAGACCTATATGTGTTCTTGTGTCAAATATGTTATCTAATGCACCAGGAGTTTTTAAATCATTATAGTGCATAAACACCTGCACACACTCATTTCCTTTAAATTTTTCTCTCCAATGTTCAACTTCACAACCCTTATAGATTAACATATCACCAGGTTTTAAATTTACTTTTTTACCTTTTTTGTTTTCTTTTCCAGATGGTTCTAAATAAATTGGCCAATCATTGCCACCTAAGTTTAGTGTAGTTGATATTTCACAACTAAATCTATCTTTGTGTCTTTTTAATTCATCACCTTTTTTATAAATTCTGGCATAAGTATATGAAGGATACAATTTTAGTTTTATAGCCTTTTCCATTATGGGTTGACACCTCAACATTAATGTTTCCATTGCTATATCTGAATAACAAGAATAAGTGTGTGGTATTTGTTCGTCTTGTCCTTCATAATATCCAAGTAAAGTTTCATATGGAGAAATATGATTAAATTCTCTACAAGTATCATAAACTTGTTTTTTAACTACAAAATAGTTATACAAAAAAGTCACTAGTTCTTTGTCAATTACATTTTTAATAACAACATAATTATTTTCGTCAAATTTATTCACAGTTTTTTCTCCGTTCTTTTTATTCATAGTCAGTTATTATAGTATATCTAGGTTTTTTTAATTTATATGAAGGAAACACAGCGTCATGTAAAATATTACCATCAAATATTAACAATGAATTTTCATAACCAGGTATAATAAATTCTTCTTTATCTTTTAAATGAGTTCCTAAAAAATAATCATCATTCTGTAAAAAAAACACGGAAGTAAAACTATTTTCTTGGTGTTTATGAAAAAAGTTTTTTTCATTCTTTATAATTTTTAATGACCAAGATTTAGTTATTTTCTTTTTATTCATTTTAAACATAATATTATTTAATTTCTTATAATATTTATCCCAATGCGGTTCATTGTGAATTATATGCAAATCAGGTTTAGTTTGTAAACCTGATTTTAAAACATCCTTATGAATATTTTTTTTAAAATCAATTTCAATATCCTTCTTCATTCTTTTAAGGTCATCAATGTCAATAAAATTTTTTAATAAAATAAAATTCATCACTTAAATGGGTATCCAAGATTCCACATTACTAATGAATATCTTGTTCCTTTTGTTACTGGTTTAACTCTATGCCATAAATGAGAAGGAAAAACTACAATAGAACCTTTAGGTAATATTTCTTTTACCTGTACAATATCATCTTTTTTGGTTTTTGAAGCTCTAAAATCAAACTCTAATTCACCACCCTCGTATTCTGAACCATCAGTTAATTGACAAGTCATTGATAATTTTCTAATTTTTCCGTGGTCAATTTGGTCTGGTCTATTATAAGGTTTTCCCCAACTATCACAATGCCAATCATAATACTGATTAAGTTTATACTTTGTAAATTGTAAGCTTTCGGAATTATCCCAATCAAAATTCCAACCTGCTGCTCTATTTGCTTCGTGTATATAAGGATGTAATTCTTTATAAATCCATAATTCATTCAACCAAACAACATCAGAATGCCTTGTTTCTTTTAGTCTTTTAACTTGTTCTTTATTTAACTTTTTTATTTTATCAAATTCACCTGTTGTGCCTACAGTTTCTTCTTTTTTCAAAGCGTATTTTATTATGTCGTCACATAGTCTAGCAGGTAAAGCTGATTGAAAATAATAATAATAATTTTGTAAATTCATTTAAAAAATAGGTAGAAAGCTTGTATTCATATCTACCTCTCCATATTTTTTGTAAAGTTTGTCTATTGTTTTTTCATCAATAACATCAAAGGCTATGGTAATTCTTTTACCATCAAAACTATTTTTACTCACAACTTTATGATGATTGATAGAGGGGCCTATGTAAACATTACCAGTTTTATTTTTTATTTTATATTTTTCAAAAACTGTTTCTGTATCTTTAGAATCTATTGAAATATAACCGTGAAATAAAGCATCTGAATGATTGTGCCATTTTAATAATTCTTCATCTGTATGAAAATTTAACCAACATTGAAACCATAAAGGTTTTTTAGTTTTAGAGTATTTTCTAATAATTTTGAAAACATCTTTAAACATTTTATAATACAGTTTAGAACCTACTAATAGACTTATACTATTATAGTATCTGTAAAATGCTGTTGTTGATGTTTTACCGTAACTAAACTGAAACCTTTTATATGCTAAATTAGCGTATTCTATAAAATGATTTTTGTTTTCTTCAATATATGGTAAGTTTACCACGATATATTTTTGTTCATCAATGTTCATAATATATAATTCCTTTTAACTATTTATCACAAATAATCATAAGTAATAGTTAAGACAACATTAGAGTTTTCTTTTTGTTCATTTTTAATATAATACATATTAGTTGATGGAAATATAATAAACATATTATCTGTTAATTGAATATCCCAACTTCTTCCAGCTCTTCTATTATCATCATAATAAATTCTCAAAAAACAATTATCAGTTTTGATACCGTAAAGTAAAGTATAATCTGGTGAATTTTTTAAATCGACCGGGTCAATATTTAATAATGGAGAGGTTTGTTGATTAGGTTTGTATATATCACCCCAACAGTTTTTATTGACTAATCGTATTTGATGTTCTAAATTTGTATGTTCAATGACATATGTATTTAACATATCCCAAGTCCTTGAAAATGGTAATTCTGAATTTGTTGATTGCGATATATCTATAGATAATTTATCTAGGTCTATTTCAAAACCTTTTGGCATTTTGACATAACCAGCAATAAAAGCTTGTTCAGATAGTACGACTTTTTTCATTTTATAATCACCTCAACTTGTTTAAGTATATTTATATAATCTACGCTAATGGGTCAATATTAGTTTTATCTACTAAATCCCAAGTTTGGTCGTCTTCATTCCAGTCATAAACCCATTTATGAGTATCAGCATCATTTTGTGATTGTTGTCCAGCAGTTAAATCTGGAGAATTACCAATAGGAGATTTCCAACTTGCATTTGTTATATCTTTTACCCAACTTGAATAAGGTTTTTTAGGTAAAAACATATCATTATCTGCATCCCATTCAAAACCTACAGCTGCATAATTTCCTCTAAATGCTTTTGATTGGTCAGAATGTTCTGTACCATCAGCATTATAATATTTTCCACCTTTTGTGTTATAAGAGGTTTGAACCCACATTTGTGCAGGCCAGTTATTATGTCTTTCTAAATATTGTTGACCTACGGATTCGTCTTGTATATTATCAGCGTTTAACATATCACTATCATTCAAAGTCAACACTTGAATAACTTTTCCAACCATACCTATTTTTGCGAAATGAGCCATTAATATTTACCTTCTATTGAAATTTATACCTTAATATTACTATACCTGAGCCACCAGCAGATTTTTGAGCACCGCCGCCACCGCCAGTATTAGATTGACCAGCTTGATTGTCGGTAGGATGTTTCTCTCCATTGCCGCCGCCACCTAGTCCGCCTGTTCCTGGAGCAGACCTTCCAGCGCCACCACCTGCTCTATAAGTAGCAGAACCATTAATAGATGATTGAACACCGTCACCACCGTCACCCGAACTAAATGGCTGACCGACTTGACCAGCGCCTCCGCCACCGCCAGTATTATCTGTTCCACCACCTGGTCCTCCTGGATTTCCTTGAGGTGGACTTACAGGTGGAGTATTACCAGTTCCTATTGGGCCTGCAGCTGTTCCACCGGAACCTCCGCCTGAACCACCAGGTTGACCTGAACCAGAAGGGTTACCTCCGCCGCCGCCGCCGCCGCCAGCAGATGTAATTGTTGAAAAGACTGAATTTGACCCATTATTTCCATTTCTGTTCGGCGAAGAACTGGGGACAATATCATTTGTAGCGCCACCACCACCAACTGTTATTGGATAACCTGAAGCAGATACAGGCAATGCACTAACACCACTTCCTAATGGACTTGCTGAATAGGCGCCTGAAGCTTGACCTGAGGATTCTCTAAATCCTCCTGCACCTCCACCGGCAGCATAAAATTCTCCTGAAGCAGCGCCACCAGCAACTACCATATAATCTACTGTTGATGAGCCGCCTGGGTCACCAGCATTTGAAACTGTAAAAGTTCCTGGTCCTGTAAAAGTATGAATTTTGTAATCACCTGAAGTTGCAATTGTACCGCCTGTTGCAAGAACATATAAACTTTCTACAGCTTTAATTACAAATTGTCTTGTAACTGCATGTTGTGTTGTAGCAGCCTGTACTGTAAATGTAAAATCAGTACCAGAACCACTATATGAAACTGTTCCTGTAAAAGTACCATTTGTTTGTAATGACATACCTGTTGGTAAAGAACCTGCTGAAATTGTGTGAGTGATTGTGTCACTGTCTGCGTCTGTAGCTGCAACTGTAGTTAATCCGGTAAAAGATGTTTGTCCATCTTCTACTGTTCCGATATTTGTATCAGCTGCTGTTGCAAAAGTAGGTGGTTCATTATCTACGGTTAAAGCACCTGATAATGTAGCTGCAAGACCTGAACCATTTGTTAATTTAATTGCATAAGGACCGTTTGCTTCTACAAAATCACCTCTTGTAACTGTGACTGTAAAACTTGATGAGTTTGTTCTTGTAATTGTTTGAGTAGATACATTTGAACCACCACCCTCTGGTTCAAAAATAACTGTTCCAGATGTAGCATCAAAGTTACTACCTGCAATAACTATCGAAGCATCGCCAGCTGCGTCTTCATCTAATTCAGCAGTTGTTACTGAGGCACCACCATCAAGCGTAAAACCTGTAATAGTTGGTGAAGCATCAATTGGTTTCCAATCTGTTCCATCATAATACTCTGCAAGGTTGGTTGTTTCGTTAAATCTTAATTCACCACTTTCACCACCAACTCTTTGAGCTGTGGTTCCCTTAGGTAAAGTAATACTATCAGTACCTTTAAACTTTCGATTTTTACCTGTAATATCTCTACTATCTGCCATTGTTTTTCCCTATACTTCTATTTATAAAAGTTATTATAGTACCTCTAATAGTTTCCAACCGTAAGTTGCACCTGTGTAAACAAGTCCGATTGCACTATCTTCGGTTGATACAACTAAATCTGCCGTTGCGCCGTTAATTTTTAAACTGTTTCTAGCTAATGTTAAATTATTC